CCACACCAACGGTTGCGAGTCTCAATCAACCCCCCTACGGGCCATCTTATGCGCCCGGTAAAGTCCACACGCTCTAGCAGCAGTGTGATCGAACAACCCATACCACACAGGCAATGGGAGCATATTATTTAACCCGAACGCAAGAATCATTAAAACCAATTTTCTAACACTATAAAGTTCGCGCACCCGCGAAGCGGAACCGTACAATCACGAAAGAAAAAAGATAGCGAAAGAAAAAAAGAATAAAAACAATAATTAAAAACATATAGGTTCGCGCAGATGAATTATGCACGGCGAAGCCGAAGCATACACATCTCGCGCGCTATCGCGCACTCAAAAATTCCTAAGGAGAAAAGGGTTGTGAGCTTAGAAACGGACACCGAAGGTGTCTGTTTCGCTTGCGAACAACCTAAAGCCGGACTTTAAAAGAAAGTAACAAAGAAAATAATAATAATAATTATAATAAATTTTAATACTAACTTTTAATGTTAATAGTTAATGTTTATATTTAGTTTTATGTTTATGTTAAAAGTTAGTGTTTAACATTAACTCTAACTTTTTTCCCTCTACTAATAAGTTTGGATTTGAGTAAGTACCTAAAATGGGGTTTTGTGACTAAGGTCACTAAGCTGGTATTAGAACTAACCTCTAAGCACTAACGTTAGGGACTTTAGTCCCTAGACTAACTACTAAAAGCATGTTAATAACACTAGCGCTAACACTAGTGTTTAACACTAGATAGTAAACTAAGAGTAAAGTGTATTTATAACACTTAGAGTATAAATATATATAACATTAAACACTAACACTTAGTGTTAATACTTAACATTAAGTTAACATTAGTACTTAAACATAAAAGTTAGAATATAAATATATATAACACTAACACTAAAGATAACATTAAGTATTAACACTTAGAGAGAAGCTAAGGCTTCTCTCTTCTCTTCTCTCTTTGCTCTCTCTTCTCTCTTTCTTTCTTTATGTTACTTTCTTTCTTTCTCTCTTCTCTCTCATTTCTCTCTTCTCTTCTCTCTTCTTAGCCCGCTCAGCCCGACCCCCGCCGGGCGCACAAGCCCGCAAACCCTCATGTAGCCGTTAAGGGGTCTAGGAGGCGATCTGAGACACTTTCAGCCCGAACCTGCCCACACATGCCACCCCGCACCTGAAAGGCCGCGAGAGACGCTTACAGAGCGTTCTACGCCCACGGCCCGCACAGGCAGGCAGCGAGCATCCGCGAGCGCCACCCAAACCAACCCCACACCCACGCGACCATAGGATCACACCGTGCGCCCTATGTCCCTATGGCCAACATCAAAACTAACGCGTGTTAGTAGCCCCTCTAACGAACGAACAAGGGCAGTCTAGTATCCACGTCCACCCAAGACGCGAAAGCCCCGCAGAGAGCCTTACAGACAATCCAGCACCAGAACCAACAACCCGGCACCCCCACGCGCCCGCGAGCGCCCCATGCCCACAACGCACACACAACGCGCACACAACGCAACACGCCCTTAGCCGGGCACGAGCACCCCACACCCAGCGCCCACACCAGCACCGAACACGCATAAACTCTCACCCAAAAAAGTCTGGAAATGCCGGCGAGATTTTTTGCTAAGACGTTGCGGCGTTCCGTCCGTCTGTTGGGTTTGGGTGCATGCCCCGGTGTTTTTGTCAAGTGGTAGCCAACGTTTTTGGGTGTGTTGTTGGTCACTTTTTAATGTTTGTTAGTGGCCTTGCTTTGTGTATTCTTATTCGTGTTTGTTTATGGTTATGTGGGTAGTGGTTTGGTTTGTTTTTGGTATTGTGTTGGTAATTGTTTTGTGTTTGTCAAGTTGTTTCATTATGTGAGATGGTTTTGCTTTGTTTGTTTGGTTGTGGTATTATCGCGTGCTTTGTGAGTGTGGCTTTTATGTGTTTGTCAAGCGTGTTCATATTCTGAGATGGGCTTGACAAAGCGGCTTTGTTTGCGTTTGTCAATAGCGTCTCGCTATGTGGGCATGGTTTGCGTTTTTGGGTTTGTTGTGTTATGATGCATTCTTTTTGTTTTTGTGATGTTGGTTACACTTGCTTAGGACGTGTTGACAAACGTTTTTGGGCGTGCTATTCACGCGCGCGCGCGTTTAATAATAAGGTGTAGCGAGTGTGATGTGGTTCACACGCTACCTGGTAGACAAGCTGCCTATGATCCTATAAGCTATAGACATAAGCCAAGGGGATGGCCCAAGTCGTGGACTAGGAAGGTCTGAAAATGGATATCGCACTCTCGCCAACACTTAAGGCGGCTATTGCCGAAGATGCTGCCATTATCCGCGTTATTGCGGAGGGCTGCGAGTCGCTCCCGTATACGTCATATCGGAATGCTAGCGAACGCGCTGCGTTTGTCGGCCTTTTGAAGCACGCAAAAAACGCGGCTATCGCTCTGGATGCTCTCTCTCGCTTCCGCGGGGATGTTTCGTTTTTGCTTCCAACGGTTAAGGTGGAACTGAGGCGCGCGCTCGTTAGGGGTGAGTACTTGCCTAACGGTGGTTTGGCTAATGCGCTTAGGTCGCGTCTCCTGTGTGCTCAGGAACGCTTGGCCGCTATCGATGAAGGGGAACGGTAGTTTATAATCTTAATAGCTTCCCTACGGTAAAGGTGCCTAAACAGTCTAGTTCGATTCTAGGGTAGGGAACGATAGCTCAGAGAATGTGAGCTAACACACAATAGAATAACTTGACAAACGTCATTAGTTAGGTTATTCTTAGTATATGAGTTAACCAAGGTGGTTAGCTCACTGGACATCTCAGCAAGGGAGATTGATTAAGATGGCACGCCAGCAAGACGTGATTAGGGAAGCCGTACGAACCGCTGTTCGCAAGTACGAAGATCGTGGCTATATTGACTGGTCTAAGCGTTGCGGGATGAATCTTGATATCTGGTGTCCAACGCCAGCGACGGCCAAGGACGGCGGTCAGATCGTCATGACTTCCTACTGCACATTTATCGCTCGTGTTGACTTGGGTAAGCGTGATGAAAATGGGCACGTGGCAGTTGAACTGAGTGCGTACTATTACAATTACAGTGTGACAACTTCTAGGCACTTGACATTCTTCCTGATGGCTTTGTCCGATGCTGGCCTGATCGGTCAGGACGTGTTCGACCGGCGCGCCAAGCGTTACGACGTGGAACAGCGCGCTATCGAAGCGTTGCACGCTAACAACGATAATCGCCATAATACGTGGTTTACGCTCTGATCTTATAGAGTTATCCCGCGTTTGATAACCTACACTGAATTGGTGTAGCTTGGGTTTAATTCCCAAGGCGGGAACGATCATAGCATAAAGCGTGCTGTGCCAGAATAGAAAGATGAACAGCAATGTTTATTGAAGATATTGACTACTCAACCGCCCCTGAGATTACCCTAGCATGTGCAAAGTGTCATCGTGAGCATGGATTTAAGACGGAAACGGTGTTCACTGACATGCAGCAGCTTGCAAATCTTGAAGCTGTAGAAGTGTTCAGCATTCTACACCTTGGTCTACCATGTCCCCATGTTGGTAACGCGAATGTTGACATTAAGACAATTGAAGCGACATGTGCGCCCGATACGATCATTGAAGATTGGCAAGAATACGCTAAATACGCGATTCGCTTCAATGAAATTATTGGAGAATTGGCGAATGATCTTGGCCTGAATTGGTCTGCTGATGTGGCTAGGTTTGTTGCTCTGACAGCGATTGACCGTGCTGTGTGTCCGGGACTGGATAAGCTGACTAGTGCTGAAGAAATTCCCGCAACTGACCGCGTGTTATGTGACTTTTGTACGGTAGATGAAAGTTTCTACGGATACATTACATGCGATATTTGGTATGGCTTGTTGCATGGCGTTCCTGAAGATGCTAGAGAATACTTTGACCTTGGCCGTTATGTCGATCACCTTGAATGGGGCTATGATATTGTTGATGTCCCTAATCGTAGCCTTGTAGCAATTTTCACAGCGTGATATACTAAGGAAGTGTTAAAAATGGTTGCAGCAATTGAGAAATTCCCTGAGAAGTGGGAAGCGTGTGTAAGCCAATTCCCTGAAGAGCTCAAGCCAGTAGTGGCGGGGTATGTTATTGAACAGTCCTACTACGAAGAGCCGGAATATGTCAAGTTTCCAACGCCAGAAGAATTCGATTCGCTATACTGTGGAGAGTGGGATAACTTTCTGAAATTCTGCAAGGTCGAAATGACTAACTACGGTATTGACATTGATTCATGGGACATGGCAGCGCCTTACCTGAGAATTGATCGGATCGTTGAGGACTTAGGGCAAGAATACTACACATTTGTGAACCCAAATGGCAAACTGTGGGTTTACGCGGTAGAATGGTAAGGTATTGAAAATGTTCACAGTCTTAGAATTCCCACTGTTCGCACTCTATGCTATTGAAAGTTTCTGCTATACGTGGTCAAATCTGACAGTTGACATGTGGGAAACATTTACGGAATACAACTCAGAATTGCTAGTCTCCTACACTGACCTACTTTACACGGTAGAGTATTGGCTTAGCCCGTTAGTGCGTTGGGTATTGGAATTGTTCTGAGAGAAAGTGACCACGATCACACGGATTGAACTTGACAACCTAGACCAAGCATCATAGACTATAAACGTCGAAAGAAAGACACTAGACATTCTTGAAAGGGATGTTAAAAATGGAAACAGCAGCCATTGAATTCAGCAAGGAAGAGCGCGCCAAGGCTTGCGAAGAGTGGCGACGTATCGAAAAAGACCTGCGAGAGTACATGGTCGGAACAATGGAATACGATGGATACACGGTAAACGATCCTAAGAGTATCGCTTACGAAGATCCCGACGCGCTCAGAATGTGGCTAATCGAAGTTGGACAACACTACATTGACGAAGTGTACACATCTGATCTGCTGACTAAATTCCTGACTTACGATCAGCATAAATGGTATATGGAGAGCTCATACGATACCCTTATTGAGGATGCGGAAACAGGCGAAGAGCGGGAAGAGTGGACAGCGCGCGCGGTAATTGAAGAAACATCCCTATGGGAAGCGGTAGACGCTATCCTGACTGACTACGCTAACGCGGTAGCATCACTCAGTAACAAAGCTGCCAATGAACATCGTAAGGCGTGGTACATCTAACAGAGATGCGGTAGGGGCCATGTGAGCTATTGGCCTTGTATGGCCCTTACCAAACCAACAACAAGCCATTACACTAATAGAAAGACTCTGAAATGGAAAACGCAAAGACCTACACTGACTTTGTAGAAGCACGTGATAAGCTCATTGACCTAGTGGTGGAGGCTGTGGATATTGACGACCTTCCTGACATTAATAGCCAGTTGTGTCAGCTTGCTAACCAAGCTATTGAGGCGGGATACTGCGACCTTGTACAAGCCGAACGAAACTACCGTCCCAAGCTGATTGAAACATTTGACACTATCGAAGAGGCGCTAAGCGCCTATGACGCATCTGGCAAGTATGGCACTGTGTACCGTGATGAGTTTACGGGACAGTACCTACTTGACCTGACAGATGGAGACCTGACAGAATGGCTTGGATACTTTCATCTCTCAAAATGGGGATGCGACGACATGGCTAATGATACTATGCTAGTCATGATTCAAGCGTGTTCGAATGTTGACTATAGTCAAGCGCTCTTGGGTGTGTACTCTATTACCACGTTTGATGCAAGGCGACTGACAATTGAGGACTGAGCAACTATGACGACATTCATGCAACTATTGGAAATTCTACTGGCGTTCCTGTTCTGGCTATTGAACTTCCTGAGAATCGGCCTGATCGGAATACTGTTCGCTATGCCAGTATCTCTGGCAACTATGATGTTCCTAGCGAAACATCCAAACGCTAACCCGTTTGACAACCGCAAGCAAGACTGATAAAATTGAGTGTGTAGGCAGTGGGGAACACGCTGCACTGCCTACACCATCCCACTAGAATTGAGGAAACAAAAATGGAAACCCCAAACACTACCGACTACCTGATTATTGCACACATGCAAGTACCCACAAACACGCGATACAACCTCAAACCCATGTCAATGTTCATCCCCAAGGATATGCACATTAGCGAATTTATCCAGTATGTTTGCAAGGATTCATACACGTTTGAAGAACTGGAAGCGCTTGCCATGCCAGATGCTGCGGAAGAACGTAAAGATATTGGCCTGTCTTACGATCGTATCATGTTTGTATTGACAGCTGGACGGTTTATTGAACAGCTCACACAAACACTGCCAACTGTCCCCGCGTTGACGGAATACGCTTTGAAGGAAATGGGGATCACATTGGAGCGCGTACCGTTCCTGATTACCAAGGATACAGAGTTTATCTTTGAAGAAGATGGCGTAATGACTACTGAGGTGTATGCTGACTTCATTTTCGGTTGGTACACTGAGTGCCTGTCTTGCCTGATGCAAGACTACAGTATTGCAACTTCCTACCTGCCTACTGGCGACTATGGCCTGTTGGAAATGATGAACTTGTTCCTGTGGGAGCGCGGCATGTGGGAAATGGGAGAGAAATTGCAGCTCCCCAGGTTCAACATTCGATTCAACTGAAAACGGGACAATGGGGAAAGATAAGACTGATGTTGAAGTATGATCTGATTATTGAGACCGACCGGCAGGACGTTATTAAGGCCGTTGTTAACGCGGTACTCGCCTTGGACGAAACAGTATGGGCAGACCGGACACTCAAGGCTACAGCAATGATCCCTGACAGTACTGGCAAGCCGACGTTCCGACAACTGGCAGGGGATGTTGACACGGTGGACTTTGAGCCTGTATACTCTACACATAGCGACGGTTGGTCGTCGTTCAACACTGTTGAGGACGAATACTAACGAAGGATTGGCAAAGTGACTGACAACTGTTATACTATTGAAACCAGGGAGCGCCTGAATGAGGCGACACGCAAGCTGAAAGTGAAAATTGACCACTATCGAGACGTGGTTCCGCTCACGCCTGAGGGGATTGAAAGGTGTTTGAATCTCCCTGTTGATTGGGATGCTCAGGCAGTGGAAGAAAACCAGGCTACAGCAACAGAAGTACTGCTGGCAGTTTCGCTGGCATGTCAACTGGGGAAACAGACTCTCTACAGGCGCTGGGGTATTGAAGCTGTTACGCTTATCATCCAGTTGGATGACATGGTGGAAGCAGTAAGCAATTTTGGGGACGCGCTAAGGGATGCAGTCAACGAAATCGAACAGGAGAAAACCGATGACTGAGTTTCAACATATTGACTTCCAGACCTACACGGCAGTACAGGAAGCAATCGCCGTACTGGAAGAAATGGACACACTGCCTTTCAGAGTGTCGAAAATGGGGAGCGGCCTAGCAGGAGCATACGCGGCACGGTTGCGTGAGCTGGCAGAAACGCCAGTGAGCGACGAAGATAACACGCCTTCTGTTGACAGTATCAAGGCGGTGTGTGGTAAGATTACTGACATGCTACAGGTCCTTAAGTGGATGTGGGAAACGCTGCTAGTTGTAGCAGATGCTTACGACTACACGATACGCGAAGCAATTGACGCGCTGGGAATAGTGGTCCGTGTAGCGCTTGAACCTAACCCCGACAACAAGAACTAGCTGAATTTTTGAGGAGCATATTATGACACGAACTGAACAGCTGGACAAGCTGAACATGCTGGCAGAAGCGCTATCTGCCCTATTGAACGTGTACCGAGAGGACATTAAGGGTATTCTGTTTATGGAGATCATTGACGACGGTATGCCAGACCATTGGACGTTCCATAACGTTGGAACCCGTGGCGATACGTGGCTTAGCGTAGTACGGGAAGCGCGGGCGCGCGTCGATATCGACGAAGAACTGGAAAAGGGCGACACGGTGCGTAGCCGGGCGCGTAAGCGGCACTTACAGGCCATTTCAGTGGTCGCAGACGAGCTTGCTTGCGTTTTGGATGGGCTTACATGCGACATTGAGGCGACAGGGGAAGAAAAATGACCGAAACAAAAAGCACACTACAAAACGAACTAACCGCGCTAAACAGGACACTACAGGACGCGCTCAAAGCATACCATAAGGAAGTAGCGGATATTGGCTTTATTGAAGTGTTGACATTCCTGCTCCCCTTTGACTGGAACAAGGAATCAATTGAGAGGCGCGGCAAGACTGTTATCTTCATAGCCCAACACGCTCACCGCGCAGTGTTAAATAAAGCTACCACAGAGAAAGAAGCCAGTAGGCAGGTCCAGTGTCACCGACTGGAGGCTATCGCAATAATCATTTACGATCTGAAAGCTAAGCTGGATGAAGCAATTGAACTCGTAGAGAAAGGGGTGCTGTAGGAAATGAACAGGCCTGACCCATATGAAGATAAGTGCGGTAATCCTGACTGGTGTTATGACGCGCAACCAGACGGACGGAAGGCCCTTAGTAGTCTCATTGAAGATTTTAGGGAAAACCCCGACCAGTATCTCAACACATTCTGGTTCCCCGACAAACAAACAGGACAAGTCTACAGTATTGACGACGCGATGGAAAACGGTTCCCCGTTCGCCGCCACACTACACGACCATGTAGACCACACTAACCTGCATGTTCGCTGGTGGATTTACGGCAAGGAACATGTGTGCGAGTACAAGCTCACAACAGTATATCCGCCGGGGAGAGAGGGTGAAAAGCCTGAGCCTGAACTGGCTTTCACTCGCCTGAAAGAAGGCGTTTACGATTTTGGGGGCAGCGCGGAGCGCGCGGCGTTTGAATATTTGAGGCTCCGGTTCCTTCCTCAGCCATGTGCTAATGAGCGTGTTGACATGTGGTGGTCGCTATCAGGCCGCATGGATCAAACCATGTTCCACCTAGCACTCATGCCCGAAGCGGTGCGCTGGATGCAATTAGCATAAAGGAAGGTGTTGAATTATGACTCGCACAGACGAAGAACAGGCAGCCGTAGACGAGATTCGCAAGAACCCTATTAAGGTCATTCGCCGGCTTTTCGGTGAAGGTGGGCGACTTATGCACCCTATGTTTATCCACATAGGGGCAGACGATATGCCGCTGATCGTGGAAGTGAAAGTCAGCGACTACGTGTACCTGATTGTTAACGTTTGGAGGCGTGGTTCGCAGTCATATCGGCAGGTTGCATGTGAAGCGTATTACGATGCTCCTAGTAGCGGCGGAACGGGATGGGTACTAGGGTTAGTCGGTCACTGTGGCGAAGTAGCCTGTGAGGGGTCGCCGGAAATGGTCAGAGACCTTGCAGTAGGCGACGCGACACGTCAATGGGCTTACATGATGAACTACTACACGAACAACCGCTACGTGGATGAATCGTACGCTTGGTTTTTCCCTGTGGGAATAAGCAATGCGGAAGAGTTCAAGGGCTTACTGTTACACGCCGACACAGATTGGAACAAGTAAGGAGACCTAGCCATGTCACAAGAAGAAAAAATCAAAGAAACACTAATCAGCAAACAAATTACCCACGTCGAACAAAAAGACGACTTCACAGTAGAAGTAACCCTAGAGGATGGGGTAATCCCCACACTTACGGGCAATGAAGGGGGATGCTGTTGTAGGAGCGGTGACTGGAAGATCGTGGAACTGCTCTCAGACAGCGAGAAACCGTCCGGGCGTGTCATGAATGCGCGTGTTGACGACCAGATCGGCGCGGACGAAGAAATGGGTGGGATTTCGGGGCCTATCACCGTGTTTATCATGGTGGAAGGCCGAGAGTATCCTCTAGTAGAGTTCGATGGCTACGATAGTGGGTGGTACGGGCATGGATTCCATGCTAATGTTACTCGGATCACGTCGCCGGATCATACTTGCACGATCACATTCTAGTAGGAAGGTGGTAGGATAGTGAAAGAGTCGCGTTTCCAAACAGTAATTCAGGATATCCGGGACGATCCCCAAAAGTTTATCTACGAGCAGTTCGCGCCGGGAGGGGTTTTTGAGAACTGCCCCGTAACGCGCGGCGACCTAGACTGTATCCCCATAATCATGCGACTACTGGTATCTGAGCGCATCTTTCTCACAATTACAGTATGGAAAAGCGATGAACTTGGTTACAGTATGGAAGCATACCGGGCATACAACAGTTGGGAGAAGCCGGAAACATGGGAATGCAACTCTACCACGCCACCAATTTATATGAATGTGGACGATCAGCCAGAGTTCATGCCAGCATACGCAATGGAGGACGCTGAATGGGCGTGGAGACATTACAAGACTACTATTTCCGCGCGCACCTCTCTTCCCGAACATGCATGGTTCTTCCCTGGTGGACTTGCGGAAGCACTTGACGGGACAAGCTGGCTAGACTATGCTAGTAACGCGCCTAGCGAAACAAAGGAGGACTAAGGTGGCAGAGAAACTTAAGCGTATCGAAATCGGAATTATCGGATCAAACAAGGTAGCACACTCCTTGCCGATGCCCGAAGAAGAAGCAGAAGTATGGTATCAGAGTTTTTGGGGATCGGCGGAGCACGGCTTCAGCGTTCGTCTCCCCGAGATGAGACTTATGGTTCCGGCTCACGCGGTTGCGTGGATCGAAATCGTAGACTACAATGAAGGTGAAACCAGCTAGAAGGGGGGCGGGACGATGAGACTTATCGAACTTAACGAAGAAATCAAAACCGCATACGAAAACGCAATGCGCATGGTAAACTACGAAGATGGAATGATGATCTCCCGCGGGACGAGATACTCAACACGACTGCTCCTAGAAGAACTGGGGAAAGTCTACGTGCCTTGCACCCAAGACGAGCAGCCGCTCAGTGAGCGGTATGGAAACCTACTTCTGGGGATCGCCTTAGACTGGACAGACGTGTACGAGAACAGTTATAATCGGGACTTTGAAGAGGACCCGTCAGCCGACGAACGCGCACTACCTATCCACACGATACAAGCGTTAGCATACGCGCTCCTAGTCTAAAAACCAGAAAGGAACATGGCATATGGCACCTGACACTTGGCGAGACAAAGCGACCGAAGAGGTACGCGAAAACCCCGCAAAATTCCTACGCAAAGCCTTCAAGGAAGGCGGATTCCTAGCAGACATGGAATTTAAGCTACAGGCGGAAGCCGGGAAACCATTCGTCATGCGACTAGAAGAAGGATGGCTCCCATACGTGGAAATCGACTACTGGAGGCCCATGCCAGCGGGCGGTGTCATGCTCAACCAGCTAGCAGCATCACCCCATGTTTTCCAAGGCGAAACGGAACCACGATGGACGCTGAACGCACACTATCAAACGATCTACCGTGCAGGGCTCCCGTGGAGCGCGGTCACAGAAGGAGAGGTCAGCGACATGGCCGAGTCTGTTTGGGAAGAAGATGCTGCCAGCATCCTGACACGGCGCGGGACACGGAAAGACGCTTGGCTGTTCCCCCACGGGACCAGCAAACTAACAGAGGGCGGGGACGAGACCGTTCTTCACTCGCGCAACTATTAGGAAAACCCGAACAGTTGACACTGCTTGAAGGACCATGTTACGATAGCGGCAAGCAACAGCAAGGAGGAAAAAGATGTATACTCAGCAAGAACGGGAAGAGTTCAACAGAATCGTAAAAAACCCGCTAGACTTCCTTAAGGAGGAACTTGACGAAGGCGGAGCGCTCTGCACATCAATCTTCGGCTACGATGACTTAGAAAATGCGCCGATACTTCTCAGATTCAGCGGCGGACTCGCGCCTTGCGTCCATGTAGACATTTTAGGGCGGTACGGCGGTGTTGTTTCGCGCGCGTCCTACCTAGCCTTCTGGAGACCTTGGCAAACGGGGGTAACAAAGTGGAGAATTTCACAGTTCAGCCTGTCAGAAATCTACGTCCCCCACGACTACGCTGGAACAGCGGAGGACATCGGCACTCAAAAGATGGAGCAAAGGTGGGGGAAGGCCGTGATGCGGGCAGAGTCAGAACGACAGTGTGCAGCGGTGTGGTACTTCCCACGCGGGACACGGGCCGCACGAACCTACCCGGACGCAGCGCTATTCCACGCTAACAGTAAAGCACAAGCGGGCGATTCTTATATCACATGGTGAGACGAAAAGGAGCATAGAATGATTCCAGACGAAGAAACACCGGGTTTTGAAACCCAAAAACTAATCTTCAAATTCCTACCAACCGAAGCGTGCGACAAGTGCCACGGAATGGGAACGCTACCATCCAAAAAACGCTACCGCGTCTCAGCAATCACGAAACGCAACTCATTCAGAGCTGCACACTCAGACCCCATGACGAAACAGGAAGCCCAGTTGTTTCTGCAAGACTTGGAAGTTAAGATTAACACGCCACGTGTTCGCGCGGTCGCTATCGGAGATAGTCTCGTTATGGTAGAAGAAATCGGATATATCCACATAGAAGAGGAGGATGAAGAATGACATCCATCGCTTTAATCGACCTTAACAGCCGCGTACGCGACGCTTGCACCAACGTCATGCGCAGGATGGAAACAGCCGACCTAGCGCGCCCAGCAGCGCTTACCAGCGCAGCATCCCTAGCCTACCGACTACTCTTCAACGGGCTAATGTCCGAACACAGCTACGGGCCGGATGATGCTCTGGAGTGGGCGACACGCAGCACGCGGGCTGTAATCACCATCCGGGAACTCGCCACGGAATACCGTATGCTTTCCGAAACGAGTGAAGATTACGACACGCGGGGCGTGTTACGGGATGTCGCTATCGCGCTGAATACTCTTGCGCACGAGATTCAACATCCGCGTGTAGAACCGGAACCAGAGCCGGAACCGGAAATACCTCCGCTCACTACGCGCTCTACTATGATCGACTGGGACGACGACATCAAAGAAGCATACCAAGCCGCTGTTAAGAGTCTCAATGAGGCCGCGGCCATTGTAAAAGAAAAGCAGAATGAACAATACGTGGAAGTTTTCTCTCAACTGTTACGGAAGGCGTGCGCGAGCCAAGAGTTCGCTAACGCGACCAGTAGGGGGAAGCTGCTACAGCTTACTGAGGCGGCTGTGATCGTCGAAGGCGTAGCGTGGCAATTTCAGGGAATGTGGTATGAGACTTATGATCCTGAAAAGGAGGACGTTATTCAGTATGCGCGGGATGAGCTACGCGAGCTTGCGCGCGTCATCCGAAACTCTATGCCAAGCGACGACACGGATCAGTGACCTATAACACTATAATAGAATATTGCGGGGACGCTAGACGCAAACCAACACGCTATGATACAATCATGGCAGAGGGACGCGCCTAGCGTCCCCGTATGTTTTACACACCAAACAGGAAGGACACAGGAAACCATGACAAAACAAACCAGCACCCCGGGATACTACACGATCCCAGAACTAACAGACAAAGACCTAACCAGCCTCAAGTACCCGGTACACGTCGCCAAGGTAACATCACCGCACATCGCAACGCTCTACGCCGAAGGTAGCCATCTTGCCATGACAAGCTCCGCGCCGGATAGTGTGGACTTCGATCTAATCAAGCAATTCTGCATGTTGTCCCGGCAAGAAGAACAACTCCTATACGACTTTTGCAAGAAGCATAATGTTAGCGTGTTGTGTGAAGTACGCGCACCAGAATATAATCTCATGCGCTGGCAGAAGTCTACTATCAGGCCGCTTCTCGTATGCCACAACTACGACGGCAGGACCGCTGATCCTAGACTAATGGTCACGCTCCACTCAATATACTCGCTAAGATTCAACAGATGGGCAACCATCAGCAGCGATACTTGTACCGTAACAGAGAACGTTAGTCTTAGTCTTGCTATCGACCTAGCCAAGCAGGAGACGGACACTCCCGGTATCCTTATCAAAGATAAAACGGGGAAAACGTACCGCGTGGACAGTGAAGAATGGCAGTGTCGCAACAAGCTCCTATGGGACTTGTCTGAGGACTTGCGGGAAGGTCGCTTACGTAGGCTCACTTACCCGCGCCTAGACGAAAGGGAAGAATACTACCGGGATCGTATGCGGAAAACGTTAGAGGAACGCCCGCAAGTATGGCAAGACCTGCAAGAAGGTCGCACTCCACTATGGGCAGTATTCCACGCCTTACGGGACGGTCACGGTACGTATGATACGCATAAGCTGATGGAGAAAATGTACCCCGACCTAGAATAAGAAAGAAGCGCTCCCGCCACAACAGGCAGGGGGCGCTCTTCTATACCCGCTTTAAAACACCTAGAAGCCCCATAGAAGCCCCTAACAGGCCAAGGTAGCACCCAGTTACAGGGAGCATGGTGAAAGGCCGTCAGAACGGCTTACAATAAGCGCAAAAAGAAAAGCGTGAGAGCACAACCACACACAGCCGTACCCCCACGCTATATCCTCTTACCGTTTTAAGCATCCCCGTTCAACACATCACACATCAGCTGAGGGGCCTTCAATAATACGCGGTCAACCACGCTCACATCACACTGGAACCGTGCGGCAAGCTCAGTACGAGTCCAACCACACACATACTTCAACACAAGCATCTGCCTCCACATGGGAAGCAACGCTCTCAACCCGGCCTCCACGTCAACAACCACGCAAGACAAGTTACCAACATGCCCCGGATCACGCTTAGCGCGCGGCATACCCGGCTCCACGCGCGGCACATCCTCACCAATAGGACCATCAAAACCATGCTGACAGAAAACAAGTGGTAGCGCGGCACACACCATGCCCGGCGTATAATAGTCACCCACGAAACATCCCGTCCTCCCCAACATACAGTCCAGACGGAACCTCACGCTGAGACAAAGCCATATCAGGACGACCCTTGCCCTTAGCACGCTTATAACCCGCAAGGCAAGCCCAACGGAAATGATTCCCCAACCCCGCCACGCCAGCGCGCTCCCAACTCTTAACAAGCAGACGCGGATCACGCATCGTATCAAGCCAAGCCCAACCCAACAACTCCAAGAAATCGCAACGCAAACGCCTACTAGCGACCCAACAGCCACGACACAGGCCATAACCAACAGCATCCTCAAACGATGCGAAACTATCACGACGCTTCTCCCCAGCACTATAAGGCATGATACGCAAAGCATCCTTCACCCGCTGCTCATCAACAGTACCGAAGCCATGCTCAACCCCTGCAACACTCTTCATAATTCTTATTCCTTTCCACCGTGAACGAGACCAAGAAGAAACTTCCTGCCCTTCTCAACCAAAACACTATTAACATCCATACCACGCGGTACCGGAACACGCACGCAATCAATAATATTCTCAGAAACAGACTCAAACAACCCGTCCCCAGCCGTGTCCCCGTCACCCCACACGAACACGCGGCAACCATCAAACAAACCAGCATAACGCTGCTTCCAATTATTCACGCCCGGCACGCCGACAGCGTTAAGACCGCACGCGACGAGACTCATCGTATCAATCTCACCCTCACACACATGCATGTCGCCAAAACCCTGAGTAGCCCTGAGATTAAACAACGTCGTATGATCCCCACCACGCATACTATAACGTGGATCAGCATCAGGACGCAAGTTACGGAACCGCATACCAACAACATTCCCAGCACAATTAAAATAAGGGATAGACAACCAGCCTTGGAACCTTTCGTCGCCGGGTAGTGGTTCACCAACCAGCCCTATTTCCACGCTGCCCACGACGCTTTCCGGGATACCCCGAGTCCCCAAATACTCTATTGCCGCTGCTTTCCCAGCCGGGCCGCTGTACGCCTTCATACGCGCCGCGTTTTCCGTCAAAACCGTATCCCCAATCGGACGCAACAAGTCTAGCATCCTTCCAATCACACCCTTCCATAAGCTCAATAAAACGCCACCCAGCACCCTGCTCACCACAACCAAAACACTTCCACACGCCCTTCTCCAAGTCTACACTCAAAGACGACTGACTGTCAGCGTGGAACGGGCAGGGCATAAGGAAGCGGCGACGCGCCGTGTCAAAACCATAATGCCTGAAACAAAACTCTAACAAGTCCTTATGCTTCACAGCCTTACTGTTTGACATAGCGCGTCACCGCCCCTCATTCTTTTTGCCGCCAGAGTACCACCGCCACAGGCGGCAATACCTAGTATATCACTCTCGCTTACGGTTAAGCAAGTCAGCAAAATCCTCCACCCGGAAGATCACCCACCCTTCCTCAACCCCCTTACCGCGCGCCTTAACCACAGCGATAGGAAACACATCACTATTTTCCAGACCACGGTTAGCCGCATACAAAGCACACTCTGTACTAGCCTCATTCAAGTAGCGCGGAATCTCAAGACGCTTACAATTCTTAGCCTCAATCACAAACCGCACGCCATCCTTGTTGCGCACAACCATATCCCCCTCATCCAAGGAGCCTAGCTGCCTGAGCGCTTCCACGTCACAGCCCTTACCGCGTAGGTAGTTTCGCACGTCTGTTTCCCATGACGTGCCTTTGCGTTTGTTAGGATTAGCCACATGCATCACCCCTTTGTTAGTCTAGTTCTGGGTTACAGCAGTCGCAACCAGACGGCAACGCCTGAGGAGCCGTAACGTCTGCCTCAATCGTATAATCCTCAATGAAATTAAGGAACGCGCGATGGTCAGCAACCTCAGCTTCCAGTTCCTTGACGCGCTTTTCCAGGCCGCGCACCACGGCCAGCGCCCGCCACGCAAGATCGTCCACTTCTTCAATGCGCCTACGCGCACGCGACGACCGCCAATCCAACAACTCTAGTTTACATTTAACGTCGCGCGTCCCCAAAAAAAACGCAAAACACAGGACGAGAAAACCCGCACTCAAGACGCAGAACGCGACCAGCCCAACAATACCATTCATAAAATAACCCTCTCCCTTCTAACGCTATCGTACCGGACCAAGCATCTTAGATTCTTCTTCGCTCATCACGAAACATGCTTTCCGATAACGTCACCAAGCGCGCCCAGAAGAATACTCGCAACCTGAACAGCGCCCCAAGCAGACAAGCCTCCAAGCGTCACAAAGAATCCTGCCACAAAAAACGTTCCAATAGTCATAATACTAGCCTCCAAAAATGTAGAACAAAAACCGCTTAAATTATTCCCGGTTAAACTCATCGTTAATCTTAGCCAAAGTCTCCTCAAGAGCCCTCTCAAAACGTCGATCAGCCCGAACAGCCAACACTATCTTCACAGTATCAACCAAAACAGCCCCAAACAACAGGCCAAGCAAAACCATACTACCACAAAACAAGAAAACATCCAACCCGCTCACCCCCTAACCGTTATTGCGAGCATCAAACCCGCCAAACCAAGTACGAGACGGATCACACGACAACACAGCAAACCGCTGAGCAGAAGGATCACACGTCCCTTCACGCTGCTTAACCACAGCCACGCGCATCTCACCACGCATACCCTCATAAGCAGGCGGCTTCAAACCCACAGTCAACACAAGCTCAGGCTTCTCCGCCACCCCGTTCTTAATCTCACTACGAGCAGGCGGCCTAGACGGGTCACTCACAGCCGCACTGCTTTTATCCGTAGCATGATGCAAAACAATACTCACACACCCAATCTGGCGAGTGAACGACGTAATGTCATTCATCACAGCCATCTGAGCTTGATAGTCCGACTCGCTCCCACTAAAATCCATAAGATTATCAAACACAACAACCTTAGGATACTCGTTGAAACAAGTCACGAAATTGTTTACCTGATCTTCCACGATATGCCAAGTAATCGGATTGCCATGACAGAACGTAATGTTGTTACGCGACAATGCAGACAGTAGGAAGTCAGCGCCTTCATGAGTTTCCATCAAGGCGTCAATCTCACGAGTGTTCTTACCCGTCACGATAGACGCGACGCGACTAGCCGCCGTAGACGCACTCATATCAGCACTAAAATACAATGTGGGAAGATTCCACTTAGACACCATGTACAACGCTAGGCCGCTTTTCTGGCTACCGCTACGGCCAGCAATCATAATCTCCTGACCGTAATGGAACCTGCAACCCAACCCGTACACGTCGTCAAAACCGGGAATGTGTGGAAGGTCCCGAGCGAGATTCTTACGAGCCAATAGGCCCCTGAAAGCGTTACCAGCCATAAACCTTTCCTCCTAAACTATGTCTCGCCGCTTAACGCTCCCACAACCACGCGGTAGCAGTAGCATGATTGTGGGAGCACGGCAGAGAAGTCCGAAAGATGCAAACAGAAGAATTGTTACGGGCTAGTAGGCGGGCATATCATCCTCAGCCGTATCCATAGCCGAAGCCAGCGTGTCAGCCAGCTCAGCACACTCCTTCACACCCTTATTACCCTCAGGCAACTCGTGAAGCACCCACGCGGGATTACCATTCTTTGTCGTAATCTTCTCAGCGCGGAACGGGCCAATAACCTTACCCATGTAATCGCGAGCAATACGAGTAATCGCCGTATCTGTACAAGTAACATTCAGCAGCTCTTCGGGACTGCCAGACACCATGCTTGCAGTGTCAGGGAACACGAAGAAGTCCCCCTCAATCGCATCACGCTCACCCCCCCTAGAAGAGACAGGCCCCTTCCAAGTGCGGGGAACAAAGATCAGGGCCTCACTGTTACCATACTTGGACAGAGAGAAGAAACCACCAGCGGGAGCAGCTTCGCTAATCGAAATACGAGACATAAATATCACACAACCTTTCCAAGTGTGAGGGGTAAAGAACCTTTCCAACCCCAAGAACAAAACTATCATAACACGCTTCCTGTAGCGTGTCAACACTTATCAGCCGCCAAATAATCCAGTAGGCTTACCAGACTCCTTAATAGCCTTAGCTCTCTCCTGCCACAACGGGACAAGCTCAGGCGTATTCTGGAACGTCAAACGACGATCCTTCCACAACTGCTTCATCTGCTCTTCCGTAGTAGCAGACTCCATAGCCTGCCACACCGTGATAGCAGCATCATTACCAATAATCTCAGCAGGGACACCAGCCTCAGCCTGAACGTCCTCCGCGCGACTACCATAATCCACAGGCTTATCAGAACCCTCTGAGATGAACCGGCCTCCTAGCTGGCCTGAGACGTTCGCTTGCGCGTGCCACGTGTCAGACGCGGCCAACACGGTAGACGCGAGAGGCAACTCGTCAACCTTACTAGCATCCCAACCCATAAGCTCCAACAGGCGCTCATGAACATCCCGAACAGAGCCTTTAACGACAATCCAAGGATCATCATACCCCTTACCAGCCTTCAAAGTCACAGTAACAGGAGCATCTTCCCCGTTCCACGGGGATTGTGTTTCAGTTTTCTTTCCAGCCACGCTTTTCTCCTTTCCAAGAACGTTAACGAACGATGTCAAGTCTTATAGTAGCGTACCCGCCATAGCCCGCGCAACCCGAACCGTAGGCACAGGGCCAAGCTCACCAGCACGCTTACCACCAACAGTAGCACAATACTCCCGCACAGGGCAACTAGCACAAAAACCAGAACCCGGGTTAGGGACAAACACGCCAGCCTCCATGCCGCGCATAGCCTGACCAAACCAATCCCCAACCAACAGGGCAGGAACGCGATCACGGTAATCATGCCACGCCTTAATATCACCATCAGCAGCAGACCAAAAACCAGCACGGTCAACAGTAAAACCACACTGCCCCAACAAAGCAGCATACACGTCCAACTGTCCCACACTAGACGGAACATTACCAGTCTTTAGGTCAACAATACAAATGTTCCCAAGGTTGTCTACCAGTACGCGGTCCACGTAGGCGACAGTGTTAGCCCCGCCAAGGTTGCCAGTCAGCTTAACTTCGATACCCGGCGCGCCATTAGCGTCAACAAACACTTCAAGCGAGCGCTCGTCAAGCCACTTGTCCCACGCTTCAACCATGAGAGGCCCGAAATGCTCACACCATTCCCGGTCCTTCTTATTAGGGCCACCGCCCTTGCCCAAGGTTTTCAACACGCGGCCAGACGCTTTAATCTCCATGTTAAAATGTTCGGCCTTTGCTACTTCACGGTCGAATGCTTCTTGGAAGGTCACTTCCTCAAACGGGAGTCCACAACGCTTCAAATCATGCTGCTCAGTCACATAATGAACAGCCGTACCCATAAGAGTAACCCACCATGTAGACTTGTCCAACCCAAACAAGCGAGACAACTCCCAACGCTTGCCACACTCGCTGTACGCGCTCACTGCACTATAAGACAAGGCGGCAATGTCCTTAACATTTTCGTCTTTCTTTTCTTCCATGAAATGTCCTCCTAAAAGAGATAGGTGTTTTCAACAAGACCAACACTAACATGTAACCGTTAAACGTGTCAATACTTGGGCATAAAAAAGAAGGGGTGGCGCAGCCTCCCGAAGGAAACCACACCACCCCAAAACAACACTAGGACACTGGCCGCGCAGCAGAAACATCCCCCACGCGAGTCCTAGACCTATACACGCAACCACACGACGAACACCTGTAGCCACGGAAACGGGACACGCCCACAACAACAGGCTCAGTCTCCACACGCTCACTGCTGCCACAAGCAGGACACGACAACACGTCGCCATCATACACGGCCAAAGACACGCCCATGCCAACGCCACACCACGGGCGCAAACGATCATACAAGCGCTCAGTCAACGTCACATCCCCACGGTTATAAGCCTCCATGCGTTGCCATGCTTCCATGTCGCCCTCCATGCAGGCAACCCAAAGGCCATGCCCTTCATGAACAACCTTATGGCCGATACCAAGGCGCTGAGACACGTAGTCTAGCTTGTTAGACGGGAATTTGAAATGCTTCTTAACCACACGCAACAAATCAACATGCTTGAAACGTTCCACAGGCGGAAGGCCAAGCATAACAAACTCCCTGTTCAAGTGCTTCACGTCATAGTTAATACCATTATACGTGACAATAATATCAGCCGCGTTCAACAGCTCCCACGCCGCACGAACCATGCCAGCATGACCACCCTTACCTTGGTCACTGTAGAACAGTGTTTGCTCGTCGCCGTACCATTTAGCGGCAAAACAAATCATCTTACCATCTTCCACAATTTGGTTGATGGCAACGTTCTGATCCCATAGTCCCCACACGTGAGCCACCGACGGGGAACACTCAATATCAATAGTCAAAATCTTTAAATCATGGCTGGACTCAACCTGCCCGCCAATCTTATTCCAAGTTTCACTGAATCCCACAGGAACATGCCCCCCTTCGATGTAGGCCGACAGTACTGGCAGAAACCTTAATCCCTTCAACCGCGAGCGCCCGCACAATCAGGCTATGCGGCACAGTAGGATCAGCCAGAATCTTCTCAAACTGGGCGCGATCAGCACCATCAAAACCACGCCTGATCACCTCCACGCGGCACGGCCTATTCTGAGGCTGTTCCTGACACTTCTTAAAACTCTCACTAAACCCCAAAAACCCCGCCTTCCTTTCCTTACTTAATACAAGTAGAGTCCCGCATGACGCGGCACCAACACGCACATAATACCACAAAACAATACTACACGCAAACAAGGCACCGCGCCACGCGGGAAACAAGCCCGAAGCCCTAGCGCTTCTCTTTACGACGATTGTCCGACTCGTCGTAAATGAAACTAGTCAGACGACGATTAATCTCATTCATCTGCCCCATCAAGTAGTTCGCGCGCTCATCAGCCAAAGCGTCACGCTTAGCCGACTCGCGGCGAATCTCCTCAATACTAGCCTTCAAACTCTCATTCATTTCCGTCATCTCTTCACGGAAATTAACAGTATGATTATTCGTCACCTGTTCGCGAGTCTGTTCAACGTGTTCCCCAATGCGCTCAACCTTCTTGTTGATACGCGCGCTGAAATAAGTGAAACCCGCAATCATCAAAGCAAACAAAGAATCATACAATCTCGCGTCCCCCAGCCAAGCCGAAAGGGACTGAACCATCAAAATACTAAGGGGAACGTGAAGAAACATCCTACGATATCACTCCCCGCCAGTCTTAGTCGCCGTAGGCGCGTGCTTAGCCACATAGTCAAACACGCCATCAACCGTAGCAACATCACCGGGATCGGCCTTAGCCCAATCCAACACGCCAGCAGCCTTCAAAACCGCATACACAGCCTGACCAGCGCCAAACACCACAAGGAACTGAGCAGTAAACAACTCCCAAGACGCAGGATACGCGCCAGCAAACCAGACCAACACGGACGCTACGACAGCAAACCCCAAGGCGATAAAGCGCTTAGTCTTGCTCGTCCATGACGCGCGCTGCGCGACATGCTGGACCACAGGCCAGATCACGCCTACAAGGATAGATACGACAAAAGGATCAATATGATAACCCAACATTAAGCAACCCCTCCTAAAATATTGTTAAACAAACAGTAAAACAGTGGGGCATGTCACGGCTTCTCGGCACCAGCCTCCACCGACCGGACAAGACGCTCAGTCTCAGGCCCCCAAATACCATCCACGTTAGCGCCCACAGCCTCCTGAATGAGCTGGACACAATTATCGTGAGCCGACATGCTATTATCGCCCCAGATACCGTCCACTTCAGTACCCACAACAGACTGAGTGAACTCTACACCGTAGGGGAACTGGACACCACCCCAGTTAGAAGCCTTGCGAACAGCGTCAACACGCTTATCAGTGTCAGGCCCCCACACGTTATCAACATCCGCACGGACAGCAGCCTGAACAGCGCGACAATCAGTATAACCACCCTCATGAGACGTTGCACCTTCATAGCGCAGGTAGCAATCCCACGGGTAATCATAATAAGGCTTCACAACAGTCTCGCGGTCAGTCTGATCCCCAGACTCGCCCCCAGCGATATCCCCATTCTCATCAATCGACGCTTGAGCCAGAATACCCCAGTCAACCAACAGCGCAACATGATTACGGTGATTCAACAGAATGTCACCCGGCTGAGGGTACCCGTTATTAGGCAACTGTCGCCAGCCATGCTTACACAACTCAGAAGCCATGTTACCCGTATAGGTAGCGCCACCCGTATCAAACCCGCACTCGCGCAACACTGCAATAATCAGGCTAGAACAGTCAGCTTCGCCGCCCTCACGCACATCCCAACGATTCCACTGATCGTAACCAAGGTTGCCATACGCGCACAGCCAGCGAACGCGGTCAATAAACTTTTGCAAATCTGCCATACTATTTTCTCCATTCATCTTCTTCTTACAAAGGACACGGCACAGCGGGCCAACCCCAAACAGGGCCAGCCCGCCACACCCCGCAAAAACCCCGCTACTGTTCGGTAGCCGGGAAAGCCTGAACCATAATACGATTCAACTCGCTAGACTGAACAAACTGAACAGTACCACCATTAGACTGAGTATCACGCGCCCTGTAGCCCTGCACAAGCGCCTCAATCTTCGGAGTCACATTAGCATCAACATAACCAAAACACGTAACCGACTGAGACTGAGAATCCTCATGGTCCCACGCAGACGACGACTTAGGGCCACCCTCACCGCCGATACGCAACACAAGATTCACGTCACCAACGACACGCCCCCAACCAATCACCGTCGCATACACCAAACGACGATACGGCCTTGCGGGAAGGCTACCAGAACCAATCCACCTGTACTCACCGTTATTCACATGAATCTCATTCGTCAGACCGAATACCGAGACGCTAGTCTCAACCTCATTGACAGGCTTCAAAACCCAACGGCCATCCCCAGACTTAGAACCATCCGCAATGTACAGCAAGTGTTCAATGCTGAAGTACCACGGTTGAGCGGTTGTCGCGCCCATGCCAGCATCCTGAGCCTGAGTCAAAATCTCACGAGCCTGACTCACACTAGAAGCACGAGTCACCGTGCCCGCCGTCTCAAACGCCTTACGGAACGAACCCAACAAGTCATCAGTACCATCAGGCAGCACCATACCACGTAGAGTCTTACTCCCCAAAACAAACCCCCTCTAAGGTCACAGATGCCAGCGAACAGGCGGAATCATGATACGAGACACGTTAGGCTTAACCCTGATACCCTTATCCAGTTTCAGGCCGAAAGTCCCGTCCGGCTTGATAACGCCCTGAGCGAAGTGCGGGAAATTATCTTCAGTAATAACAACCGTGAAATGCACCCACTGTTTCGGACGATACCCCTCAGGAATAATGTTCCACTGGTACCACGTATTCCCGGTGTAATTCCACTCGCTATTCTGACGCACCCACTCGCCACCAAACAAGTCAACGATCTGAGCAGTCTTGACTAGCTCGAACTCGCGTGGTTCGCGTCGCCAGTCGCGGTCAAGGTCACGGAACGCAGCACGCTTCTCAGTGTTCCCGGTCTTAGACTCAACATAGGCGTTAGCCGCGTCAAGAATATCCTTCCAGTTAGCATAAGTAACTTCTGAACCCTCCTGATACGATACCCTTTCAGCAAAAGCCACAAGGCGCTCATACTGTGGCGTAATAGCGTTCCCCCGAATGTCCCGCGTTCGCATATTCGTCAATTGCAAGCGCGGGAAATAACTCTTGCCTCCATAGAGATCAGAATTAGCGGTCAACAGGATAGCGTGCTCATGTCGCTTACCATTATCCGCCTGACTAGGGCTCCTCAGCGAGATAACCGGAATGCTGTCAGCATCCCCAGACTCGACATGCAATTCCAGATCAGCATCATTCTTGGGACGCAACACCATAGAGCCGCCGTCAATCGTCGCACCCTTCAAAGTCTTACCCTCAATAGTGTCAGCAAGCAAACTGCCACTAATCTTTGCCTTACCTGCAACAATCTCATCAGTAGTAATCTTACGGAAAGTAGCCAACTTAGCCTCCAACTCCTCACTAGCAACAATATGACGCGCCCCCACAGTGCCACCAGCAATCAAATCACCTTTAATCAAAACCTCACCGGCACGCAAACGCCCGGTATCAACAGGCCCCTCAGCAGCAGCCTTCACGCGCTTAGACATATCCTCCAGACTCTTGCCCAGCTTATCGCCCTGAGCCTGAATAGCCTCACCCGTAGCCCCCAAAGCAACAGTCTCCCCGCCGCCAGCCGAACCGCCAGCCAACAGGCCGGTAGGGACAAGATCATCATTCACCTGAACAAGAACCTCACCCCCGACAGGGAAAACGCCGCCACCATGCGGGACGCTCACAATGTTCCCCTCCACGCCAATCTCCACAAGCGCACGCCCGTCAGCTTCAGGATCAGGCCCCTTGAACACGCCGGGAACAACGCCGCCACCCATACCAGTACGCAACGCGCGAACCTGACTGTCACGGAACTTCTTAAAATCCAAAACAGGAATAGCCACTATATGACCCCCTCAATATCAATACGCATCGTCTCCACGCTACCATCCAAAGGCATACTGTAGCCCGACACGCTACCAATAACATTGCCAAGATCAGAGTCTACACTAACCACATCCCCAATGTCAATACGATAATCAGGAACCATAGTAAAAGACTTCACGCCACTAGGAGAAAAACGCCTCACTGCCAGACCAGCAGCCCTATCCACATCATACTGTCCATCAGCTGCCTTAGCCTCAACAACCTCAGTCACAACCCCGTATAGGGATTTGTCGAACGCGCCGTCAGCCCAAGCCTCACTCCACCAATCATGCTTAACACTATGACTATGCTTACCATCAGTCTTAACACTCTCAGTCTTGCTACCGACAGCCAGCCAGTGATTAGGGTGAGTGTGTGTCCACTTCGCGTTAGCTTCCAACACGAGACTACCGTCCGCATAACGAGCATCAACCCTGGAAGAATCAGGCTGTACAACATGCAACGCGCCATCCTCCATCACCCTACCAACAAGACCGTAAGACGACAACAAGGACTCTACCGCATCAGTACGAGACCGCCCCCAAGCAAGGCCACCCGGCAAACCCCGGTCAGACACGCCATCCAACACCACGCTCAAATACGGGTAACACAAGCGCTCCAACTCAGTACGCAAAGTAGAACCAGCGGGCGGGCTAGACGGGAACGGGAAAGGATCATCCGCAAGACGCTGCATCAAACCCTTACACGTAACATTCACCCCACCCTCACGAGTAGGCGACACCTCCTGAATAAGAAACCAGCCACGATCCACAGTAAACCTAGTGCCATCAGACAAGTCCACGTCAACAAGCACGTGCAAAGTCTGGCCCATAGCCGCAAGAGGACTCCACTCATCCACAGGAATAAGCGTACTATCAAACTGTAAGGTCAGTGTCTCTGACCGTGATACGCCCGTAGACACGTCTAGACGGGCTTTTAACGGGCTTAAACCCGTTGCCAGTACGTGAGGACCGCGAGCGCTATCAACGCGCGCAGAAACCCTTCCCGGTGTCGCAAACACGCGACTATCAACATTCGCAGGCGCTCTCACAACGCACCACCCAACCTGTTCACCAAAGTCTCATACGACCAGCCAGCAGTCCACTTATACCCAAGGCGCGTAGCTTCATTCCACGTAGCAGCCCCGCCAGCAAAACCCCCGGAAAACGCAGACAACTGCAACACTGGAAAAGGCTTCTCAACCCACTCAATATCCACCCTGTGAACACCCTGAGTATCCACGCGCGACACCGTAACCTTACTGATAAGCACGCAACGGACCTGAGGCACACCCAAAGCAGGACGATCCAACGCAACACTCACCAAACCACGAGACTCCAACACCTGCATGAAAGACTTAATCAACTCAGGAGACGACTCCAACCACACGCGGCAACCACCCTCACGGCGCGCCGTACCAAACCGTACCACGCCATTAGAGAACTCGCTCACCCCGGTATCGCTAGTCCAATCATCCGTAGGCCCCTCATAAAAGTCCACAGCAACCTGAACGCCGTCAACACTAGTAAACAACGCGCCACCCTCACGACACTTAACCGTGCGAGTCAACGCAACCTGCTTACCAGCAAACTTATATGTTACAGCTACGCCGGGCGGCGCAAAAATATCAGACACATAAGCCACCCCGCCAGAATTATTCTCAAACACAACACGACCAGAGTCTGTTTCCAGTTTGCCACGGCCTTCAACCTTAAAAGACGGCAACCCGGTCACAGTGTTAATCCAGCCAGACAATACTGCCACAAGCAACCACTCCCCTCTCCATAAAAACTAGCGCACAAAGGGTGCGCACGTCCCACAGCATACCACAAGACATGCGCACCCCTAACGCCATCAGCCGTAGACGGCCTCAAAACCAGCCTCAACACGACTATCCGCAACATCCGACACATAAGCCGGGAAACTCTCACCATCAACAGTCAAGTTAATCTTCGCCCCATTCAAAGACGAAGGATCAATAACCGCGCTAACAGTCAGATTCTCCTTAAACTCAGCATTAACAGTACGGAACGGACGCACATTAGCAGCCTTAGACTCCAAAGCCGCCACAGAATTCTCAGCCACACTCTCAGCAGCACTAACAGCCAAACGCCCCTCACGCTCAATACCCTGAGCAAAACCCTCAGAGAACGAGAAACCGAAACGGCGAGTAGCCTTAGAAGGAGAGTTAACCTCCAAAGCGTGCTTCATGATCGACAACGCCGCGTTAGCGACATTCTCAGCAGCAGAAGTAACCTTCCACTTGTTGCCATGAATACCATCAGAGAACCCCGACGCAAACGAACTACCAGCACTCCACGTGGACACGCTATTCAAGCCATTCACGCCACTATTAGCAGCAGACTGACCAGCTATAAACACGTCATGGCTACGATCCGTACCAGCAATGAAACTGTTGATAGACGCAACGCCAGCGTTATTCCACTGAGGCTTCACAGCCTGCAACCCAGCCACACCCTGACCAGTCACAATACCAGCCGCATTACGAACAGCATCCATACCACTAGACACCCCGTTAGCAAACCCGAAAGCAGACTCAGAGCCAGCGCCCTTGAAAGCATCAACACGAGTGTTACCTTCCTTCTGCCACTGGCCGACAATGTTACCAGTCAAAGGATCAACAGCATCCGGGATAGAATACAAAGCCCCGTCACGGAACTGGAGCATAATCTTCCCGCCCTCATCTCGCATCGTAATACCAAGATCAGACAAAGCAGACTGCAACTGATCCGACGTAGTAGCCTTCAACACCTCAGAAGCATCCACGCCCTCCTGAGAAAGAACGTTAGACAGCGAACCGCGCAACCCCTCAAAGTTACGACGAATCACATCGCTACCCTCCAAAGCGCCTTGAGCGTTAATAGCCTTCAAACGGTCCATGCCAGACTGGGCCTCAGCAGCCAAAGTGTCATTAGCCTTCCGCAGCTCATCCCGAGCAGCTTCCCCACCTTGACGGTATTTATCCGCAAGCTGTTGAGCATAGTTAGCGCCAAACTCAGTATGCTGCAACGTCTCGATAGCCTTAGTATCAAAACCGGCCTTCATAAGAGTATGTAGGTTGTTAGCGAAGTCAGCCTGAGCCTTCTGCTGCTCCCGCAACTTCTCCAAGTAATCGTCAACACTCTTAACAGCCTCACCAGAAGCATCACGAGAAGCCTTACCCACATTAGAGAAAGCATCACTAGTCTTAGCAAGAACGTCAACGCCCTGAGAAGCCCGACTAAACGTCAACCCCCAACGAGACGCAGACTTATCCAAAAGCCCATTCAACGCACCCAACGTGCGGTTACGCGCCTCCAAAGCATCCACGTTATCACGAGCAATACTAGCCGTGCCAGCCATTGCAATGTTCAACAAAGATGCTTGGTCAGTAGACTTACCCATCTGAGCGGCATACAACTCCAACTCGCTACGCAACGCGGGGCTATCCTGCAACATGCGAGACAACGCAGCGCGGATATCGTTAGCAGGAACGCCAGCAGCACGCCAAGAATCAGCCAAAGCCTTCATATTCTTAATAGCAGCAGGCCCATCCTTCTGAGCAAGCTCATTCAGACTGTTAGCAAAGTCACGAGTCTTATCCGCAAGGTGAGAAACCTCAGCAGAAGCAGCACTACCATGCTTATCAATCCAACCAAAAATACCAGACTGGCTACCACCATTCTTAGAGTACTGCTCCAAGGACGCTTGAACAGAGTTAATCTTACCCTTCATCGCTGTAGGCAGTGACGCTAGGTTAGTCAAGTCCCAGAAGCCGCCACCCTGATACATCGGGGCAGTAGAAAGCTTAGTAGCCTCTTCCCGAATCTTACGGAAATCAGTAGACATGTTATAAGCAGCAACATGAACCTTCTCCTGAGCCTGACTCAAAGTAGAAGCAATACGCTCAGTCTGCTTCCCCACATTCTCACCAAAACGCTGACTATCACGCTCCAACAAGACAAACGCAGCAGTCACCGCGCCTAGTGCGATAGTAATCGGAGTAGCCAAGCCCGTGAGCGCAGTCAAACCGCCGCCCACCTTAGACAAGCCCTTACCAGCCAAACCAGCAGCCCCGCCCATCTTACTCATGTTATCGCCCGTGAGAGAAGCCCAACGAGCAAAATCAGACAACCTCACGCCAGCCTTATCAACCACGCCCAGTAGCGCGGTAACAGGCCCGCTAACAGCCTTCCAGCCCTTAAACGCAAGGAACCCGCCAACCATAAGCTCAGCAGCCAAAGGAACCTTCGTAAACGCCTCAACAACCCGCAAACCAGCCTCAGCCAAACGAGTCAACAACGGGGCAACCTTCTCAATAGAATCAGCCATACGCTTACCCAAAGACAAAGACACCCTAGACAACAACGGCTCCAACTTCACAACAGCCGTAGACAAAGCCCCAAGCGTGGAAGCAATAACCGGCCCGAAGCCGCGAGCAAACGAACCAGCCACACGCAACAAAGAACCCAAGCCGTCACCCAGACGCGGCCAAACCTTATCCAAACTACGCACGCCAACGGCTAGATCAGCGAAGAACTGCCTCAAACCAGTCTGGAAAGCAGTAGACGACAAAGCCTTAAACAAGCCACCAGTCAAACCCCCGGCAGCAGCACCCATGTCCCCGGCAGCCACCCTGAAAGTCTCGCTAGTGTTACGCCAGAAAGCGTTCCACTCGCCACCAACTGATGTCTTAAACTTACCCCAAGCCAGACGCGCACCATCCAACACGTTCTTAAACCCGGTAATAAAACCCTGAGTACGAACAATATCAGCCGCGTGCTTCAAGCCGCCAGCCAAAGCGTCAACCGTAGCACCGCCAGCTTCACGAGCAACAGCCGTCAAACCAGAGAACAACCGGCCAGTCTGATACAAAACCTTCCCAAGTGCTTGAAACTCTCGCATACCATTATCAAGAATCTCCTGAAGCTTACCAGTACGCTCAGCCTCAGTAAGCCAATCAGCCCACTTATCAGTAGCCCGGCCAAGCCAGCCCAACAAATCCTCAAACGCGCTAGTGCCCACATCGCCCAAGACGCGAAGAACCTTAGCGAAACCATCACTATGCTTAGCAAGCTCCTCCATAGCGCGGCCAGTGTGCTCAAACTGGCGTTCCATAGCCGGACCGACAATCTTCTCCAACGACACCAACACCGACGCGAAATGCTCACCAGCAGCCTGAGACGTACGCTTCAAACCATCACGCAAACGCGGGAACAGGCCAGCATAAGCCTCCTCAAAACGCCCCTTAGCCTCACCCCAAAACGAAGAACCCATCTCCTTAGACAAGCCCTTAAAATCATCCTTAAGGTGCGTAATATGGTCACTAATGTTCTTCAACGGAACAACAAACGAAGCCGCCAGAATACCAGCCGCAACAGCCATACCCGGAACCATAAGCCCCACAGCCTCAGCAGCCCGAACAATACCCGCGCCAATAGTCAACGAATGCATAGCCAAAACAGACGCAGCAGACGCAGCCACAGCCAAACCAGAAGCCATAAGACCAATAAGCGGCACAGCCTTATCCATATTCTTAACCATATCCCACAAGCGCGTAGACAAATCACGAGCAAGACGGAAACCACTCAAAGCATCCAAAGCAGTCTTAGCAGCAATAAAAGCCTTACTATCAACAATAGGCTTAAACGACACCCACCTGTCACGAGCCAACAACGCAAGACGCGCGCCAGTAATATACCGGGCAGAATGATCCAACCCAAGCTTAAACTCTAGCTCAGTCTTATCCCACTGGCGTTTAAAGTGACGCAACTCGCGGCCAATCCTACGCAAATCCCCACGATCCATATTAGGCTTAATGTCAAACTCGAAATTATCATGAGCACCGAAAGCCTTCTCACGGATACGGCGACGAATCCCGTCCAACACAGAATCCAAACGGCCAGACTTAACCTCGCTATCAAGGTCAACAACATACTTCCAATTCTGGCGGCGGCCAAACTCTTCACGAATCCGGCCATCAGCCTCAAGAAGCTTATCAACAGAAGAGCCAGCAACCTCAAACTCAACCTGCCCACGATACTCCTTCTTAAAGAAGCCGTCCAGCTCTCCACGAATCTGGCTCTTCCAATCGTCAGCCGGGTAAATCTGAATCTGAGCCTTCTTGCTCTCCAAAGCCTCCAAGAACCGGGGCAGCTCATGTTCCCAAGGGAAATAGTTACCACTCTTAGACGCAATCGGGTGAGCCTCAAAAGCCTTACCCTCAAAAATAGCGCGATGCTTACGACGCAACACGTCAAGACTCTTATCCAAATCACTGAAAGAATGCTTCAACCGGCCAGCGCGCTCAGCCTCAACCTGAATCTTCTCACGCTCCAGTTCAGCCAGACTCTTAGCCACATTCTGCTGATCCAACTCCAAGCGCACCTCTTGAGTGACAGGACGCAGGCGGCGCTCAATCTCACGATGCAACTCGGTAGCGCGTTGCGCGGCCCGCTCCTCCTCAAGCTCAACCTCAACATTTATAGGATCAAGCGACTTCTCTAGCAGTTTAACCTGACGGCGCGTCTCATGCCACATCTCAGCCGTAGCCGGAAGAATCTTAACAGCAAGCCACGCAATCTCAGGAACACTCTCTCCACCAATATCAATAACATCAGGCACTAACTATCCCCCCCCCACGCAACAAAAAAGGGGAAGGCCACCACGCCGGCAACCTTCCCCTATATACAATGACAACTATTCGTCGTCGAAATCAACTTCTTCCCACTCAACAAGCCCCAAAGACTCGCCCCATGAGACCAACTCGCGCAAAGACAAGCCCTCAGACTCTCGCCGCACATCCTCAGCAGTCTTAGCCTTCGGACGCGGATACGGCTCAATAGGAACCTTCCCACCGGCAAGTCCCTTCATCAACGCCTGAATCAAATCATACGTGTCCTCCAAGACCACGGTATCCCTAGTCCTACCCAAGAACCTATTGTCACCCAGCTTCTTAGCCACGTAACGCGATCCGACAGGCAGCTCATCAATAAGCTTGACAAGCATGGCAGGCGGCGGGTAGGTGCCGACAGTCAGAGTCTTAACAATATCAATATTGTAATGCTCTAACATGTCAGCGCACACTTCCCACAAGCAGCCGTCAAGAGCCTTTTTAAGGGCTAGGCTTCCCCCACCTGAGTAACCTTAAAATACTTGGCGATCAACGTCACCAAGCCGCCCGGAACCTTAGTAACAGACTCCAAAACCTTACGAACCTTCGGCGTATCCCCGCCCGCAAGAAGAATAAACAACTCAGTATAACGCTCAAGAAGCTCACCCATGTTAAACCCGCGCTCCGTATCGTCCTCATACTTGCCGATACGCAGCAGCTTCTCATAACGATCAAACTCGTCTGCATCAAGCAACGCGATATTACGCAAACGCACGCCACCAACCACGAGCGACGGGCTATTCTCTTCTACGAGTTCCTGCAAATCTTCAACGTTAATTTCAATCGACATAAAATGTCCCCTTTCCTAGAAATAACAAACGTGTGAGTCTACCCCGAAACGTGGGGCACCACCGCACGGATGCAATGATACCCCACGAACGGAAACAATGTCAAGCCGTAACCTTAGTCGCAGCAGACATCTTAAACGAATTACCCTCAGAATCCTGCAAGAACGTAAACTTCAAAGGCATCTCAATGAAACCATCCTTGTTAGTAGGAGTAAAATCACCGTTACCCACGACAGCAACCTTACGGCCACCCATCACAAGCGCCATATCAGCATCACGAGCAATCATCAACAGGGCCAGTTCCTCAGGCTTAGGAGCCGTAGGAGCGTTAATGTAACCATTCGCGTCAACAGTCGCGTTAATACCAAAGAACCGCTTAATCGAATCCTCATCGAACTGAACCAGCGCGCCTTCAGCAGACCACTCGATAGACGTGGACTTCACGCGGAACTTCTCAACCTGCAACGTAGACTTAGTGGAAAGCTCTCCACCAGTCTTTGCAATCTTAAGTCCAGTCTCGCTAGACATGTGGCCGATAGGCTTCCACGCCGTCAAAGCCGCAGTTTTCTTAGACGCGGAAACAAGATCACCAACCTTCGGCAAAGCCGTATTCGCGTCAGCAATGTACACGTCGAAAACCTCACGCGACATCACCTTATCATCAACCAAAGCACCATTAACTGCCATAAACTATCACACTCCAAACAAATATATTACTTACGATGAATAACCCGTACTCGCATCCACGCTTCATAGCGTTCAACGAACTGAGGCAAATCCTGATACTGAACGGGACCACTAGCGTCCTGCCAGTCAGACCTACGCAAAGGCTCCATAACCAGCTTAGACCAGACAATAACCTGACCATCACCCACGCTATCCCCACGCAGCGCAGCATCCTTCACAGCGTTAACAGCCGCCCAACACAAGTTAGCAGCGTCAATATCAGCATCAATACCCCGACAAAACGAGTGAATATTAAAACTAAGAATATCCGACTGGTCACTCGTAGGCGACTGACCTTCGCTCACACGCGCGCTAGACACCAACACGAAAGGAAACTGAGGATTCTCCTCCACGCGAGACAACACGCGAACATAACCCGGCAACACCTTCCTGAGAATACCGGGAATAATATCCTCAGCCAACAGCCTTCGGCCCGCTAGACGTTTAAAATTCTCATCCAGACACGATCACCCCCGATACTCTATGCCCGCACGCAACGCCCCCACAGGGCGGCGCGCGTTAAACCACTGCCTGATCAGCCTGCCAGTTTTCTTATCAACACGATACCTGTATCCAGCCGGATACCCATACTCGATAGCAGCAGCAGCATGGCGGCCACGCTCATCAGACAACCCAAAATAGCCGTCCGTAGAACCAAACATGACCACGATACGGCTATGCCCCTCACGTTCGTGCGCTTTCAACACGCCCTCAGCGACCTGAGCGCGCTTAACAGTCTCATCACGCACAGCAGCCTTCACAATAGGCATGTGAGAAACAACCTTATTCAACCGCTTAGGTGTCATCAACATTCCAGCCACAAGCACCACTCCCCTCTTCTACAGGTGATCCCAGTCCTCATAAGCCCCGCTAGGCGCATTGTTATCAACCGCGACAGCCTCTTGCTCAACAGCGTCATGCACGCGCGCAATATCGCCGCCATGAGACGGGTGAGCCGTCATCTCCCAATGAGACGTGCGCCTAGTACCACGCTTAAACACGGGCGGGGCGCTAATATCCCACATGCGGCCATCGAAGCTGATCTGAGTCCAAGGCCCAACAGGAACGTCCTGCCCCGACTCGTGCCCCGTATAACGCCGCATCAAGTCAGCCAACACTCTACCACCCTCCGCTATGGGGGACACGTAGAACTTGACTTCCTCATTAGTCAACTGGCCGGGAATCTCGCCCCTAGAAGTAGCCAAAGACTGGTAGCTCATGCGCACCGCCACCGCCCCATCAGTCTTATAAGTATTCCCGCCCATCGGGATAGTAGCGTCTTGCGGGACAACAACACGATTGCCCCGCGAATCCGTAACAATAAACCTTGGATACAAGAAACCAATCTGAAACGGAATCAACCCGTCAAGCCTGCCACGCCTTTTACGTCCAACAGCCATAACGCATCACAACCGTTCTTCAAAGAATGCGGAAGCTAACGCCGTGGCCGGAGCAGCAGCGGGAACCGGACTAACCGCAACATTAGGCGTAGTAGTCTGGTCAGACGTGTTAGGCGGCGTGTACAAGAACGTAGACACCGCGAACATAGAAGAACGACCGCGCCCCGCACAACGACGCACAGTCTCCTTCTCATCCTCAGTCAAAAACACCGTACCAGTCTTTTCCTGCAAGTCCGTATAATGCTCAGTCTCATCCCCCGCGCGACTAACAGTCACCCCGTCGATAAGGTTCATGAACCGGGACACACTGTTACGGACCACTGTCTTAACGACAGGCGGCACGTTCATAGGATTCCAATTAGGATTCCCCTCATGCCGCACTAGGTTAGACGCATCAACAATCGCAGCCCTAGCAACCTCCCTATCGCGGCTAGACAGCGGGAAGGGAGACCGCACCTCCAAGTCCTCCAACGTAACCAAACCAGTTTCATTAAAAGAAGCCATTAAGCCTCCCTCCCCACAATCCTATGCCACACTACCGTCAGGCGTTAGCCTTCTCAACAAGGCTCTTAGGACGTGCCTTCAAGCCCAAGCCTGTAGCAACAGCATCCTTATCGGTACCAGTTGCGAAGAACGAGTCAGCAGCAGTATCGCCCATCGTGAGCTTAACCGCACGGATGGCGTACTTGTCAGTAGACTGAGTCCACTGTCCGTTCTTCTCGAAGTACACAGGGTCCTTAACCTGAGTCCAACCTGCCCAAGCGTCAACAACGCTCTCATCGTACAGGCGGGACGGGTTGTACTGGCGCATCCAGCGAAGCGCGAAACCATCCAACGCGGCAGTGCCAGCAGCACCCACGTCATCGGGGCGACGGGGAGCGGCCTGAGCCATAACAAACGCGCCATCCGACAGGGCGTAAGCCTCACCCGGCTTAATGTCCTGAGAAACAACAACATCAAAGCCCTTAATACGGCCAATGGTCGCTTCACGGATAGCAGACGAAGCACCATTCTCACCGATACCAGTAGAACGGTTGAACGTTTCGTCCATCTGCAACGCAGCATCGAAGTCAGTACCGACCAGAAGGATGCGGTTCTTCATCGGGGCGCGAGACTTGTTCAAGACGTGGCGCGCCATAGCGATAGAACGCAGAATATCGTTAGGGTTCTTAACGCCCAGAGTGACAGCGTATTCGCCAGCGGAAAGCTGGGCGGCGCACTTAGCGTCAAGGTAGTTAGCGATACCAGTCATCTGAGTCTGCAACAGGGACTGCCAGCCGGGGCTGTTCAAGTCGAACTCGAACTGTTCGTCGGTCAGCTGGACGCGCGAGTAGACGTGTGTTCCCAGAGTGACGGGAATCTTCGTTTCGCGGTAGGTGTCGATTTCCAGTTCAGCCGCGCGGTTGTTACGGAAAGCGTATTCGTGTGCGGGCAGGATACCGGGAACAACAATGTTAGCAGTGTCATTCACTGAACCCTTGAAGTCATCAAAGCCGATACGAGTGAACGCCTTCGACGTGACCATTTCGCGTTCCATAAGGCGAACGGACAGGTCAGCGGCCTTCTTACTAAACTTTACAAATTCATTTTCTGTAATAGGCATAAAAGTTTACCTCCAAAACATTAAACTTGAACCAAAAGACGCAGGCAACGTTTACCAGCGTCGGCGAGACATGCTCTCCAAAATCGCGTCAACATCAACCTCATCAGCCACGTCCTCAGCCGGGGCAAGCCCCCCGCCCGAAGCGCGAACACCGCTATTAGCCGCCCCGGTGATCTTAGCGATAGCCGCAAGCTGAGACTTCAACTCGTCAACAGTCACGCCGGACAACGACTCAACGACCTCCATAGGCACAGACGGGAACAAAGACTGTGCTTCACGTTGAGCCGCACGCAACTCCTCACGAGCCTCATACTCAGCGATACGAGCCTTCATAGCCTCCAAGTCCTCAGACGACGCGGCTTCAGCAAGCTCCTCACGGAGCCGCTTGTTGCTCTGACGGTGACGCGCGTTCTCTTCACGCAATCCCTTAACAAGGTTGACGATCTCTTCAGAAGCCCCGTCTAGGATACTATGCTGAGGCTCCTGGCCTTCAGCATCCTTTCCCTGATCCGCAGCCTCCACAGGCGCTTCAGTAGCGTTTTCTGTGGGCTGTGTATCCTTAGCAGCCTCTGTAGATTCTACTTGATTTTCTTCATGCATACGAGCACTCTCCTTAACAATTTTCCCCACCCGGGGGCCACCGGCAACTCCCGGTTGCCTGACCAAAAAAGAAACGAGAAACAAACCCCGCTACGCGAGCTTATCCCTCCAATGTTTAGCACGAGTCTGATAGTACTGTTTACGCCAATCCTTCAAGCTCATACCCTTAACCCACTCGGACTGAAACTGCCTACCCTGACTAAACAAATCCCCAACAAGCCACTCCGCGCGCGACTTAACTGGAACGACATAACACTGACAGTGGGGGTGCCCATTATCAGCCTCACTCAACGTAGCACCACCTTTACCGATACCACGCGAACGCCTTGTTGTAGCGGTAGCCTCATTATGATAAACAGGCCCGCGAGAAATCAACATTGCACACCAAGCACAAGGCTTGCCCGTACGGGACACGCGCGCCCAGCCAGAATACCGGCCAGAACGCGGCACAACATCCGTAATCAACTGCCTATAGCCAGCAGCCGCAAGATGCTCCATCGTCCCAGCAAACAAGCTACGCACCTTATCCTCATCACCAGCCTCAACATCAGCCAAAGCGTCCTCAAAACGGTCAGTAATCAACTGCACATCCCTAGCACGCTTATCACGCAACGACACCGCCCCGGCCTTCAACAGGCTAACGCCAATACGCCTAGCCCCGACGATAGTAACGCCAGCCGGAACCCTAGCCACAGACTCAAACTCTGCCACAAGATCACCCAACTGATACCACTTCGGCTGATTGCTAGGAGCGATAAACACGCTAGGAACCGTGTAGCCAAACTCTAAAGCCATACGAAGGCGGAAATAGGCCATAGCGAGTTCAGCGCCACGCGACCACACGTTACTGCCCGTAGACAACAAGCGCCCGGCTAGGACACGTTTATCTTTCGCGTTGTCCCATGCGGCGGCGGCCTGAGCGGAAACCTCACCAGACAGGCGGGCAACCGCATCACCAAACGCTTTATTTAAAGCATCAATATTCCGGTCCCCCATCAAAGCTCGCTCTCAGCAGAACCGTTAGGAGCAACAGTGGAAGGAGAATCCAACTCCCCACCGCTAGAAGAACCAGCGTTAGTGAAAAACTCATTATACGACCTAAGCGCGCCATTCAACAGATCATCCTCCCGCTCTTCCTTATACATCTCATACCACTGATCCAACTGAGTAGGAGACACGCCCGGAATCAACGTCCACAACGCGCGCTTAGGAACATCCAAGTCAACCGCGATCTTCGCCAAGCCATCAGCAACCTTCGACAGTGCGCGGCGATCCAGATCGCGCCACAGTATCTCGTTACGCTCCCAGCCGTCACGCGGCTCACGGCCCTCCAACAACATAGCAATACGAATCACTCGCTCCCAAGCCTCACCAAAGTTACGAGCATACAAGTCAACGCGGCGACGGAACGTCCGTTCAGACGCTTCCAAAGCCTCAGCCGACAAGTTAGCCATCTGCCCAAGGAAGAAATCGGGCGGAGTCTGAGACAAGGCCCCGAAGTCTTTAATCAGCATGTCCAGCGTATGCACGAAACCAGACTGGTCAGAACCAGTCAACTGGCCGAACTTAGCGTCAGGGTTCATGTCGCCAACAATGTCACCCGCGTTAATCTTAAACGGCGCATACAATGGATTACCCTGCTTATCCGTCAACACGTTACCCTCAGCATCCTTCTGATAAGGCGGGGTAACACCCGTAGCCCACAACACGCGCTGAGCGTTAAACGTCTGATCCAACAACATGTTAAACAACGCTTGGTTGAATGAATCCTGCCACGGGATAATAGGCTCCACAGCGCCCATAGCCCTGCCTGTGGCATCCATATCAGACACAAACCGCGTAACCGGGCACAACCCGTTACCACCATGCGGGACGCTAGACACGTGACGGAAATCGCCAGACTCCATCGAAAACTCATAACGGTTATAACGATCCCAACCGACAGCCCATCCAGCGATCTTCTTACCCTTCGGAGTTTCCTTCTCAGGGCGAATAACCGTCAACACAAACACAGGATTATCGTCCGACACGGGATCATCATACAACGCGGTAGTGTTCAAAGGGTTAAGAATCTGAGCCACAGCGCTACCGTCAGGCCCGTTAGACGCAACAACGAAAGAATGACCATAAGCGATAGCCGCACTATGAACAATCCCCTGCTTAGCATCCAAGCCGCAACGCTGCCAGAAATCCCACTCAGGGATATCCGTCAACGACTCAGCCGTACCCTCAGCATCACCGGGACGGAAACCGTCAACCTGCAACGCTTGATTAGCGGCCTTCACCGGGATAGCACACCACGGCTGTTTCGCCTTCCGCATCAAAGACTGATGTTCCGGCTCCATGTTCTTAGCCGAATAAGGATCATCAAACTTACCATGCAAATAACGATCAACCTTATCCAACACCTCGCTACGGTCACGAGTAATAATCGAATAACATTCCTCAGCTAGTTCGCCAGCCGTCATAGAATCATAAACACTCAACAAAAACCATCACACTCCTAGCGAATCTAGCCACGGAAGAAACCGCCACGAACAGGCTCAACCTTAGCCGCCCTAAACGACTCTTCCTCACGGTAATCCATCAACGCCCCATACGCGAGCATCCAAGCCGCATACAAGTCAACCTTCAACTTATGGTCACGATTATCCTTAGTAAAAGACACGCCATACGACGTGTCCTTACGCGCAACATTCATAAAATGACGACGCAACGAAGCCTGAGACGCGCGAGAACCACCCGCAAGCAGGCGGCCATTCAAAATCGCAGACATAAACTGTTCATGCAACTTCACCACACGACGCTGAGAACCACGCATATCAAAAGCAATAGGACCATTAGGAGCATGAACCACCATCGAAGGCCCATACGCGAGTCCCCACTCATAAATATACGATTCCCACAACGCCACGTCAGCATAAAACGCGACCACATTATAATCACGAAAAGCCCGGTGAACAGCAGACTCAACCACTTCACGGTTAACTTCCCAGTGGCCCTCCCAGTCAGCAGGCCGCTCCTCCAACAACAAGGGAACCGATAGGCCGTCAGACACGCGAATAGCCATCAAAGCGGTAGCGTCATCACTCTTACCACCATCAAAGCCCAAGCAGATCGTATCGCCCGGCTCCAAATCGCCCTTAGACTCAATACGCTTCCAATCGTCAGGAGAGTACAACCGGCCTTCAGCCATCCACACTTGATTGTAGAACATGCGCCGCGACTCACTCACGCTACGAGAAGGATCACAAACCTCATTCCAAGCAGACTCCCAATCACACCACACACTATCGCCACGAACCATATCATAAACGAGATGAAACACTCGCTCGTTCACAGGCGCGTGCGCGGGAGCCTCCAAACTATCATACAAGATGCTGTTAGCCTTAGCGCGGCCCTCCAACGCGTCCATAGCAGCAGCATGATCCGCTTCAGCCACGCTATTCTCACCCGGCGAGTAGGCGTTAGTAATAGCCAAATATCGGCCCCGAGTCTTAGACAAGTTACCACCAAGAACCGTTTTCAACCGCTCACCACCATTAGAAGGCAGCCAGTGTTGCGTCTCATTATACAACAAGAACGTAGGCCGGTTGCCTTCCTTACCGCGCGGAGCACTAGAAATACGCTGAATACGACACGTCCTCAAAAAGCCCCAAACGTCATTCATCATAACCTCAAGACCACAATCACGCATCAACTCCTCACTCACAAGAAGCCGAATCATCTCGAACGTGTTGTCAGTCTGACTATACTCAACAGCCGCGAGCTGGACACGAGCGTTACGACGACGAATAGCTAAAGGCTCACCATTCTTATCCCAACCATTAAACACGCTAGGCCCAAACGCCTCAACCAAACACAACACGGCCAATAACGGGTCTTTACCCCAACCCTTAATCCGCTGCAACATGCCACGAGACGGATACAAAAACTTACCATTCTCATCAATCGCATACCACCACAACACGAACCGCAACTGCTCCAACGTGAACGTAAAAGCCTCCTGATCGGGAGCGATAGGATTCAAATACCACGTGCACCATTCCGCGATACGCCAGCCCAAAGTATGCTCCGGCAAGACGAAGCGCCCATCCTCATCACGTTCCCACACGGGTCCGTAATGGACAGGCGCATACTTGACTTTAAGTTCTTCATCTGATAGCTCATTATCGTCAGCGTCCATGAGCTGTTGTATTGTTTTCCTTTCCCCCACAGACCCCCCCAACATAAAGAGCAATTAAAGCATAGTTAAAACAGGTTAAAAGAAACGGTAACGCGGCACACCATTCCAGTACACCGCGCTACCGCGTGCGAGAATCCAAACCAGACGAAACCCACTAATTCAGTTCCATCCCTAAACACCAACCACACAGGGCGTTCTCGCAGAGAGCGTTTGCTATCTTCGCCAGAACCAGACCGCCGCCCCTTACCATCAGGAGGACACCAGCCCTAGCCAATATTAAATTATCACACCAGCCACACCCCGAAAGGCGCAGCCCCCACAAAACGGCGACACCAACCACACACATGAAACAACACGTGCCGCCCTTCCCCACAACACCCATCTTGCAGACTGAAGTGGGGGACTTGGCAACAGCCACCCAAACAGGCGCGTTCACCACACTTAAAACCCAGCCCGCTCTCCCGCCACCAAAAGGCAACGGGAGGTAGGCTGGCAGTGCCCCCTAAACCCGGGCGGGGAACACCCTGTACTCACAGAGGGAGTCGAACCCTCACAGCCCTACGGCCAGCAGATTTTGAATCTGCCATGTCTACCAATTCCATCATGTGAGCCAACAACCACCAGTATACTACTTAAAAAACACTTTAAGCAAATCCGGACGGAAACCAGACCAACGCTCCTGACCAGCAGGCTCATCAACCTCAACCACAGGAGCCGAAGTAAAACCCAAACCAGTCAAGCGCTCGCGGGACACAGTATCCTCAGTCAAATCAACAGTCTCATACCCAACACCACGCTTATCCAACCAGCGCTTAGTCGCAGTACAACCAGTGCAATTAGGAATAGTATAAACAGTTACAGCCACAATACGCAACCCCTCTCAAAAAAGTCAACAATGAAGTTTCAGCCAGTCGCCAAACGCTTCCGGTAATCGTCCAACACTCTAATCTTAGCATCAAACTCCTCACCATTGTCAACCTCAGAATCCAACTCAATATGAACACGCCTACGATCAGCCTCAGACACCAACAAACGAGCCAAAATATCATGAGCCAACTGAAGCTTCATAGCCCCCACGTCACGAGTCACAGGAGGCTCAACCATCGGCAACCCCTGCTCCCGCCTCTCCTCAGGCTTTAACCACGACGCATCTCGTATCCACGCTTCTTGCAGCTTACGAGACCGTATGTGCTCTTCGTGTTGCTTCTTATAGTCGCTCAGATCGTCGCAGACTAGGTAGGCGATTGCCCAGTCTGATTCCTGCCAGAAGTCAACCTGCCCACTCTCAGCAAACGAGTTGAACAAGTCTTTAACAGCCTTATGCCATTGTTTGCGTGGGAGGTGTGTTTTGGTCGGTCGGGCTACGCCATGAGACGCGCGGTCTACGCGGCTCGGCCTGTCGTCTACGAGCTGGCTTGTTCGCATCGGAATTTTCGACATTCAACATCCCCCCTCTCACGGTGCCATCAGCGTTTAAATATGCAGGATGCGTCTCCTGCTTACGAAACTTCTGCTTACTCTCTTCAATCAGACGCTTACGCGCCCACCAGCCTTCACTAGAACTCTTCCGCGCGTGATGCTTGGAGCACAACCCGCGTAGGTTGCGGAACGAATGATCGTCCCCCGGCTTAATATGATCAACATCCGTCGCCTTCTCAGGGCAACGCTCCTCACGAGTTATCATCCACTCACAACGATACCCACAGCGCTCTAAGACTCGCTTACGGCGGGCCTGCCAGTCAGCAGGAAGCCGCTCACGGCGGCGACTAGTCTCCCAAGGCATAAACACACGCTCCTGTCGTTTGAGTCCCGTAGGAGGGCCAGCAGCGTTGCTGACAGCCACATCCTGACATTGCGCGCCCCAGCAAGAAAAGCGCGCTAAGCGGCTGGAGAGAACCGAGAAAACAGGGAAAGGAATAAGCCGTTCCCCCGCGCAAACCC